CAGCAACGCTTCCGCAATCATCGGCACACCCGTGTTAGGAACGCGTCAACTTGCTGCTCAACACTCACCGCCGCCAACGCGTCAGCGTTCTTGCACATCGTGTGCAGATCCCTACGAAGGGTCAGAACCTCGAGCGCCCTTGACTGGTAACCCGTCCAGTACGCGGTGAACGCAACCATGAAAGTGAATCCTGCGAGAAGTAGCAGTTCCATCATCTATCTCCTTAATTGAGGAGTGACGGGGGACCAGTGCAGGCCGGACCCCCGTCATCCTTTTGGGGGGATATTCAGTTGTCCCGAAACTGTCCGGGTGATGCACAGCCTTGCGGCTATGGATAGGTCTACACTAAGGGACTGACAATGCGCAAGACTTGACACGCCCCAAAATAAAAAAATGTCCCCTCCCACAGCCGGAGGGGTAACAGGCTGTGAGAGGGGACGACACGGGGAACGTTCATCATATGACGCGCAGGGTTATTCTTCAAACCATTCAGAGAAATCTTCGTAAACTTCGGGGGCACGCTCAATTTGTGCAGTGAAACCCATCGGGTGCTGTGGCGGGTCAGGTTCAGGATCACCCGTCAACGCCACTGCGATAGAGGCCACTTGTGTGAGCAGGCTGGTCACTTGCCGCCGGGTCCAATCGACACCTTCGATACGCAGCTCAACTTCCCCCACCGTGATTTTCACCAACATTCTCGCGCCACATCTTCAGCAATGGCAATGTAGGCAATGGCGTCAACGTAATTGTCACGGTGGTACCCGGTGCCGGCTTTCATTCTGCCGATCTTGACCAGTGCCATGATGACGGCCATATCAGCGGCTGTAACGTCTTTTCCGACGTATGCCCCTACCAGTTGCCCTATGTGGTGCAAAGTGTCTGCAGGGTGCCCGTATGTGGCTTGTCGTTGGCGTGTGATGAGGTCTGTTGCTTCGGTGAATAGTGCAGGATCTACCACGGTTCCCCAATTCGGACATTTGGTACAGGATAAAATTCTTTGGGAATAGTGTTGACACGTCTACAGATACCCTGTAGTTTTATCTACATGAGCACATCAACCGGCCAGACCAGCAAGGTCAGCCACCAAGCCCTAGGAGGGGCCATGTTCCACACCAACGCACTCTTTACCCCACTCACCGGCTACGAGCGCATCATGGCTGGTATCGCTCACGTCGAGCACATGCTCGCCACAACACGCACAAGCCGTTTCTACTACGACGGACGCGAGCGCACTCGCAGCGAATGGAAAACTTGGTTGGAGTACCAGATCAAGGCGGTGTCAGCATGAGCGCCGACTTGGAGCACGACTGCCCAGACTGCAAAGCAGAAGCAGGGCAAGAATGTGCATGGAACTGCTCAACCCAATGGGCATGACCAATCAGATACACTGACCACCCACACACACAAGGGGACCACATGCAAATGACAACAGAACAACTACGCCAAGCAATCACCAACGAAGGCAAAGCATGGAAAGAAACCCGCGAACTCGAACGGCAACAAGCCCGACGGATGCACGCACTATTCCAAGCAGCAGCCGGAACAGAAATCAGCGAATCCGAAATGTCACGACTCGCCAACGTAGACCGCATGACCGTCAGACGGGCACTAGGTAAACGTTAAGCCTCCCGCGTGTCACCATTGCGCATCACACGCATCCAAGCCCCACACTCACACCAAGCACGCACATACGGCACAGTCTTTGTGTACGTAAAACCCTCAACCTGCAAGTCCATAGACCCACACGCGTAACACGACGCCATAGAACCAGTGAACATCCCCGCGTGCGGTAAACCCTTAATCCAAGGCTGAACAGTTTCGTACAACGTCTGAGTCAGGCGCACGTCCTGAATGTTGTACCGGCGAAACTTAGCCCTAGCCTTCTCGTCACCGTCAAGAACAGCCTGCCACAACTTCCAGCCTTCAGTTTCCAGCTTCGTACCAATCCCCAGATCCTTACCGATCTCACCAAGCCTGTTAGACGGAAACTTGAATCTCTTACGCATAGTGCGCAACAAATCCACAGACGCGTAAGGCGACGGGGGACCATAACCCGCGAGGATAAACTCACGGTTGATGTGCTTTTCATCGAACCCAATACCGTTATAGGTGACAACATGCGTGGCCTCATTCAGTAGCGTCCACAAATGCTCAACCATCTTCGCGTGACTGTCATCCCACTCAGCGTGAAACATGACACGTTTCTCGTCATGCCACTTAGCCGCCCAGCACAACATCCTCGAAGGTTCAACAACCATATTCGGGGAAATGTTCGCATCCCACAACTGGAACGACCAACACAAATGAGGAGACGTTTCAATATCCACATGCAAGACGCGTGCCGGTTGAATCAACTCAGCAACCTTGTCACTGAACGTCATATCCCTGACCCCCGAAAGCAACGGCACTCACGATTCCTGTGACGCTCCACGCCCTTAGGGTGAATCTGGTGACCTTCTTCGCACAACAGTTTCGCAATCGTTGTCGTGGCGATTCGATCCAACGCACCGACAGGTTTCTCAAACTGCGCAACTAACACGGTCACATCCCCGGGGGGTAATTTTTCCATGATCACAGCAACCGGGCAAGGCATCCCACGTCGTACAGGTGGGCACGCGTTGAACCGATCCTCAAGACTCACAGCACCCCTTTGGGATGATCCTTCACAAACGTGCGAACAGCAATCTCAAGAGCTTGAGGATTCTTCCTGTTGCGGATACCAATGTTTGTGACAGCCTGCCACCAAGCAAGATCCTGCTTCGTGTCTACTTTGCGACCGTTAGCCCAATCCCTGTGACGAATCACGCGACCGGCTTTGTAGAGCAGTCCCCACGTTGGCCGCATGGCGTCAAGCAGGGCAACGTTCAGTCTTACTGTGGACACTATTTGTTCAACAGTCATCCCGCCCAGTTTGCCGTCAACGTTGGCACTGGTCCCTTTCGATTCAATCTCAATACCGTACGTGCGAGAGTTGCCACCATCACGCGGAACAGTGACACTGTTCGTGATCTGCCACGGCCCACCAACCCCAGCATGATACGCGCCAACACCAGAGACAACACGAACAGTGCCATCACGATCCACAAGGAAATGGCACGCCCTCACAGGTGCATAAGGGTTACTGTTCACAATGTAGTTCAATGAATTACTGCCAGCAGTGTGATGCAGAATGACGCCAACGAAATCAGACCGCCCGTTGTACGGGTCAATCTTCGGTGAATCCCAACCGGGCACAAGTTTGTAATCCACTTCGTACCGGTCAAGCGCTTTCTGTAAACGTGCAGGAGTGACCTTCATTCCGTGTCCTCAACCTCTCCACCATCAACAGGTGGGGACAAATGCGTCAACGCCATGACAGGTGCCAGCACGCTACCAATCAGCGCAACCCACAACGGGGCAGCATCTTCCTCAATGACACCGTAAAACACTAGCAACGGAACAACAGCAAGACAAACAACGTAGATCCATTTCCTGCTGTTACGGTCAGTCAGTTTCTCAAACATGTTGCGCCCCTCATTAATCGCTTAGGTGCCATGTGATGTGTTCGTCAACTTTGCCGCGCACTTCGCGCACGTCGGCCTCTATCCGGTTCAACTGGTCTTTCACACTGGTCCCGCCGTTAGGTTGGAACGCGCGCTGCATTGCTAGTTGTGACTTCACGATCCAACCGATTCCGGCGAGTAGCGCGGTGATGATCCCAATGATGGGGATCAGGTCGGCGGGATTGTCAATGGTCATGGGGCAGGCTCGGGCTCAACCTCTGGTGCTGCCGGTGCAACGAACTCGTCCAACTCAGCGTCATACGTGTAACCGATACCTGCGTAAGCGCCACGGATTGTGGCGTTGTAACTGGTGCGCAACCAAGTACCTGCAAGACCGATGCCGTTGATGTACGCCTGAATTGCTGCGTCGTTCTCATCCCCACCAAGGTCGTCAGGGATGACGATGACTTCGCGAACGATGCCGTCCTCTATGCGTGCTGCGTGAGCCATTACCGTGCTCCAATCGTTGAACGGATATCGTGCATACCCTTAAGGCCATACACGTTGTCATCTTCAGGATGACTATTGACAATGTTGTTCAGGTCATGCGTGAACGGTTCCCACTCGCAGAACTCGTAAATCCGGTCCAGCACACCCTGAGTATCACCAATCAGATCGGCGTACTCCACGAATAGGAACTCACCCGTGTTGCTTTCACGGGCAAGAGTCACACCGTCAAGGCTCCGCATGATCGGTTCCGAACCGGAGTCCAGTAACCCTTCTTCTATGTCACCAGTCCAACCGTTTGCTTCACGCAACCGTGCAAAAGATTTGACGATCTCATCCACGGGACGAGTTAGAACGATCACCTTCGGCTCGTCTGTAATGTACCTGCGGATCATTGCCATGTTTGGTGGCAGGGTCCAAGACCGGCACTTGTCAACAATGTGTGTTGATTTAACGTCACGGTAATAGATCGCTGGAATAGAACCAACCAATGCGTCCTGATCTTTGACGCGACCATTAGCAATTAACTGCTCCGATGACCCACCCAAGCAGGACTGTTGCATGTCCCACATCAGTTGACACACGGCACTGTTACCTTCCGCGTGAACTTCAGGGTTCTGCGACAGGATCGCTGACAAAAGTGTTGAACCAGTGCGCGGCAGACCACTAAGGGCAACAAAAGTCATGTTTTGACTCGAATAATCACAACACCGGAACCACCTGTACCGCCCAAACCAACGTTCTGACCACCGCCACCACCACCAGTATTGGCTGTACCGTTCCCACCAATGGTCGGACTAACTGCACCGGCACCGCCGCCGCCAGAACCTCCAGAGGCACCGCTTGTGTCGCCCGCTCCACCACCACCACCAGCGCGAGTCACAGACGTTCCGGTAATGCTTGAAGCGGTTCCAGCACCACCGGCACCACCGTTGTTGGGTGATGTACCGTTGGAACCAACAGCACCTGCGCCGCCGCCGCCCCCACCTGTGTAAGTTCCGCCACCACCGCGATTGCCACCATTGTTCCCGATAGTTGCAACACCAGCACCGCTCGTCGTCCACCCACCGCCACCAGAAGCACCATTCAAAGCGGTGAACCCACCAGCCGCGCCACCGCCGGGAGAAATTAAACCAGTATCGGGTAAATAGGAAGGCGTGCCACTGTTTGCGCGTGCGCCGCCTGCACCTACCGTGACAGTTTTTGTGCCGCTTGAAAAAAAGAAACTAGAAACTGCTAAATGCCCACCTGCACCACCGCCACCACCACCGCCGCCGGCCCCGCCGCCCACGCAGAGCACGTCAGCGAAACCGGCAGTGGTCACCGTGAGGGTGCCCGACGAGTTGAACGTGATGTATTTGTACGAAATCCCGCCGCCGTCGGTGTAGGTGCCGGTAGCCGCATCACTAAAGTTTGCGTTACCAACACCACCCGAAAAAGGGACGAGCGTCCACGCATCCGAACCAGTGCGGATTGCAGCAGCGCCTTGGTATTGTGCCAGCGTGCTCGCGGTATTAGTGACAGTCACCCCCACGCCGCCATTGATCGTCATAGCGCCAGCGCCATAGTTCACAACTCGAATCACCGTGTTCGCGGTCCACGTCACAGACGACTGCGGCGGGATAGTAAAAGTCTTAGCAGACGCGCTCGTTGCCGTCACAAGTTGGCGAGCATTTGCCAGCGTGAACGTGTACGTGGTCCCTGACTCGGTATCCACGGGCAGGTTATAATCCGCCTTCGCCGCAAACGTGTCATTGAGATCAGCAGCAGCAAGCACCTCACCCGCTGTGAAATCTGTGCGAATAGCCATGAGTTTCCTTTCCTAGAAACCTAAACGCCCAACATCAAGCTGGTCCGTATCCAAAATAAAGCCAACAAGATTATCAGAAAAACTCAACTTCACAGTGTGCTTACCCGGACTGATACTGTGCTCAATCGAATCAACAACCACAGTCCGAACAATCGGGTCACCGATCCCATTCGGTGTGAACGTAATCAGGGCACCTTCACCCAGATCCACTGCCAGCAAATCCGTTTGCTCAGAACTATTCAACGCCTCAACATCAACCGTCAACGAAGTGACCCGCAACGTAGGCACCGAATAGCGGAACAAATAGAACTCCGCCAGATCGTCAGCCTCACCGACACCATCCAGCAGAGTCTTGACCGTCAACTCCGTCACACCATAATTCAACTGCTGCGCTGTGGACGCAGCAGTGACAGTCCCCACCGTCGCAGTACCAGACAGGTACTCAACGTTCACCTGAGTGAACAAAGCCTCAGTGCCATACTCAATTTCAATATCAGAATAAGGCAGGCCAGACAAATCATCAGCGAACTCAATGACCGGGGTAACTTGTGACGAAGTACGTTCCCGGAACGTGAACGAACCATCCTTACCAATGAAAAGGAACCCAGCCTCAGACGCCTCAACGGTCTGCAAATACGCAAGCGCAGCAGTGTTCTCACCGATAGCGTCAGCACCCAACGACGCAACACCAGTATCAATGAACCGTTTACCAGCCGGCCAGTTCACTTCATCCAAAACTGCAGTGACCCGGGCACCTGACCCTTGAGGGACACCAGTACCGG